TTATATATCATAGGATATTTTACATACTGTTTTAAATCACTCATAGATATATAATCTGTATCTAATCTTCCTAATGAAAAAGAACTATAAGATAATGAATTTAATTCTATTTCATTAGAATTAGATAATGGGGGAGATGTATTAGTATTTATTTCTGTTTGCTGTGTTTGAGGATCTTCTTTTTGTTTTTTTGACAATTAAATCCTCCTTTCTTTATTAATATTATTATAAATATAATGTGTTATTATGAAAATGAAAATACGAAATCATAGTCTGAATCTTGATTTTGCTTTAATAAATCAATTTCTAATAATGAAGCAAAGAAATTTCCGTATGAGCAACTAGTGTAGCGATCCTTTCGGGCAGTTCCTACAGTTTCTAATTTAATATTACCATTTAAAATATGATACTCTAAATTTATAGTTTCATTTATAAGTAATTCCATTTCCAAATAAGGTGCTATAAACCAATTACTTAATTCTACATCATTGCTACCTATATATTCTTTATTATTTTTTGTTAAATATATTTCTGCTTCACTTTCATCAACAAGAAAACTACACATACTTCTTTGTAATTTATCTCTAAAATCTACTGCAACATCACTATTAAATTTAGCATCTGCTAAAACAGGATATATCACAGGTTTTGCATTTAATGATAATGTTTTTTCTTTTAATTCTTCAATTAATTTATTACTTAGTGATTTATGTTCATAAACTGTAAATGCATCATATTCAATGCCTCTTTCTTCATCTTTAGTTACTTCTGCCAATCTTTCAAAAATTGTTATTCCTACATTATGTAAATCAAGAACAATATAATCACCTTCAAAATCATAATATATTTGCTTAATTCTAATTGATTGTAAAGCAGTATGTTCTCCTTGATGAGATTCCATATAAACAAATTCTCTTTTATAGCCTTTTGCAGTAGGAAGTAATCTAATACATGTTATAATAGTATTATCATTTTTTTCACCTTTCCTAGTTGCTACGTCAATAGATACTAATCTAATTTCACCATCTGATTTTTTAATATTATGTGGATTTTTCTTTTTATCTAATAAATCTTTTCTTAAAGGATAAAATGATTTTTTTATAATTCTATTTTTATTAAACATTTGTAATTTAAAATATGAATTACTATTTTCACCAAATGGAATATTTTCATACTCCTCCATAAAAGTTACTTTATCCATTGTAGACTTTTCTCTTAATATTTGCTTTCTTGTTTTAATACCATGTTTAATAGCAATAGGATAATCAAAAGCTATAAACCCAACATTTTCGCCATTTAACATCATTTTAATCATTGTTTTTGTTTCTTCATACCACCACATAGCTTTATGATAAGCAGAAGAAATTAATACTTCTCTTGGTTCTTCAATTAAATGTTGATATATAGGATTTTTTAAATAAGGTGTTTGTCTAGCATAAGCAAAAGGTTTTACAATACTATCATATTTATTTTTGTCCATTATCCGAAATTCTTCTGCGATTGTAAATGTAGAGCGTTCTCCTCGTCCACCTTCATTGCAAGCAACCACTTTTATTGTACTGCCGTTGTGAAGTGTACAAACCCTATTATTATTAGTATTTGCGAAATCTGATATTTCTCTTGCTATATTAGGATGATCAAGTCTAAATCTTGCAACTTTTCCTAATATAATTCCTGCTTGTTTTTGTGTGGATGCGACCACTACAACCTCTGAATTAGGCCAAAGTGTAGCCCTTGCTAATGCAAATAAAGCAATTAACCATGATTTTGCTGCTGCTCTACTAGCAATACTTACAAATGCTTCAGAAATACTCATAAAATATATCCATATTATTTGATACCAGTGAAGTTCTACTTGAAAATAAAACTGGATGAACCTGTGGATATTTCTTCTAAAATATGTATTCCAATCAATTATATTTTCTCTCCATTGTTCTGTTACGTCTTTTTCTTTAATCATTGATTTAGGTGCTTTAAATTGATTACTATGACCTGCATATTTACTAAAATTATTCTCATATTTTTTATATGACCTACCCACTGGCATCAACTACTTCTTCATCTTCTAAATTAACATTAATATTATCGTTAATTTGAAAATCTCTATTTCCAGTAACAAAATTCTTAATAGGACGTAATATATAATTTTTAATATATGGAATAAAACCATCCATATCTTTATATTTTTCTTGTTTATCATGCCATTCAGCAGGTCTAAATTGTTCTATATCCTTAACAAATAATCCCCATGCATCATGTGATTTTCCAGCACTTGCAACATTAGCTTTAGCTGGATCTACACTTGCGGTTTTAAATAATTCTTGTAATTCTTTTACATCTTGTGATACATTTTCATCATTAGCACGTTTGTTTCTAATTATTAATATTTTTATACAAATTTCTTTTAGTAATGTTATTTCTGCTTGATTATCACATTTATGAGTTTTTTGCCAATTTGATAATTCAGATTCTAGAAATATATAATCATCTAATGAAAAACCTCTTCCCCAAAATAAAACTAAATCGTCATCAATTTCTTCTTCAACTTGAGTATTAATAATATTTTCAAATTCACTATCTTTAAATCTAAATGATTCAAAATTTTCATTTTTCTTTCCTGTTGAACCAAGTTTACTTTTGTAATATCCAAATAATTTATTTGCTTTTTTACCTTTTGACATTAAATTTTCTACATGAGATTGTGCTTGTTTTAATGCTTCTTCACTATATCTTACGTCTAAATCTCTGCATGTTAATTTTAAAGCTATATCTATATTATTATGTATTGAAAAATAATTATCGAAAATCTCATTACAATGATCTCTACAAACTGAAAGATAACCATTCTTATCTATATTTGGATTTGTACATTCGTAAAAATAGGATATAGGAAGCATTTTCATACAAATTCTACAATAACCTTCTCCAGATACCGTTTTAACTTCTTTGATATTCTTATTAGTTTTGGTTAATCTTGGCATCTGGCATCATCTCCTTTATTGCATTATTTATTAAAATTTTATATGTGTTTTTATCATCAAATATCCAATAAGGCAATTCTAAAAATAAATATCCTTTAAATATAGCATAATCTTTTTTATATTTATCTTTTCTTTGTTGATATTCTAATTCATATTCTGGTGTTGTATGATATTTATCAGCAAGTTTCTTATGCCATGAATTAACTTCATAATGTTGTTTACCATTAACTTCTATCATCAAATGTTTATCATTTATAATTATTTCATTATCATATCTTAAATTAAATGTCTTTTTTATTGAAACATGTTTTACAATATTTTTAGGATTTAATGTACAATTATTTTCATGTAAAATTTCATACCCTAATTTATTTATATATAATCTAGTATATTCTTGTATAATACTTTCTTCTTTTTCTTGTGTGCATTTAGGACATCTAAAATTTACTAAATTAGATAAAGCAATATCTCTTTTAAAATCTTTATGTTTATCATCAGGACATTTCCAATATATATCTTCATTACTATGTGGTGAATACTCATATGTAGTCTTTTTATTTTTATTACTCCATATATTCACTACTTCAGGATATAATGTTCCTAAAGAATCTAATAAATGGACATTTTTAGTACCACAATATGAACATCTAACTCCCATTGATGTAAATGAATTAACTAATATTTTTGAACTAACATGATAATCTTTCTCTTGACATTTGATATAAACTCTATTTATTGAATTTTTATCAATTTCCCATGGACTAACAGTATTCTTTTCATAATCCCAATACAATTCTAAAGCATTATTTCCATATAAATCTATTAAATATTGTGCAAATGAATTACATTTCTTACATCGTATAATTCCATCACTAAAATTACTAGTAAAATCATTAATTGATTTTAATTCACTCTTATGTAATCCTCTTGGGCATTTTAAATATATTTTTGTTTTACTACCATAACTTATTTCACTTGGTTTGCAATTATTTAATTTATAATCCCAACGATTTAAAACATCATGTTTATTATTCTCAATACACCATTGTTCGAATGATTTACCGTTTTTAAGTCTTGTTAATTTTAATTTATTGGAACTATATATTTTTTTAACACATTTATTACAATAATATTTATTATCTTCATGTTTGTGAGTTAAATAAGTTTGCCAAGGTATATCTAAAATTTTGGCACAATCATTATTATCACATTTTACTTTAACAAAAACATGACTTCCTTCTGGCAAATCTTCAACTTTAACAATTAATTCATCATTTAATTTAGTAAATGGATAACCTTTATTTTGATAATATTTTTTCATTCTACCAGACCAAACAGTTTCTACTTCTTTTGTTATTAACATTTATATACCTCTTTTCTGTGTTATTTATTTCTCTGTGTGTTTTTATATTTAAAATAAAAAAGAAACGAGTCCACACAGAGATAGGGAGCTACCCTATTCAAAACTCGTTTCTTAAAAATAACATTTATAAATTACAATATACAATAAAATTCACTAATAATTAAACTAGTGAATTTAATCTATATTGAAATAATATTTTTTATTCTTCTAATGCTTCTTCCATTAATTCTTTCATAAAACATTTATGATCGTTCCATCCAATATTCTTACCAATACTAAATAATTCATAAAGTAAATTTCTCATCTCGCAACCACAATCACAATCTACATTGTCTAATTTATACGCAAAATATTCTATCATTTTTATCTCTTCAATTTGTTGGTCTGTGAATTCTTCTTTATTGCAAACACATTCATTACAATCTCCACAATCATCATACTCGTAAGGATTTTCTCCACAATCATCACAATTATCTTCATCATTTGCTTCCAAAATAATATCAGCAAACTCATCTAAAATTTCCTTAATACACTCTGGACAACCACCAGTATTCTGAATTTTATTAGCAAAAATATCTAACAATTCATCATAATCTACCTCTTGTTCATTTTCATTACCACATTCTCCACAACAACCTTCACAAATACCTTCACAATATCCATGACAAATATTCATAGTTTCTTGTGATTGTGATTCCAATTCTTCTTTTAAATTTTTATCTTCAATATCTTTTTCTCTGTCTAATTTATAAAAATATAAATCTCCATCAACTTCTTCTTCATTTATCCAATACTTTTCAATCCATTTTCCATTATCAGAATCATATAGACTTTCAGATTTAAATAAATTCATGTATGAAATTTCTCCTTTAATATTTAAAATATATATTAATAAAATATTATATTTACAATCTAAAACAATCTTACAATAATTCCTTTTCCTTAACCAATGTTGCATATTTACTACATTCAATACTTGCATTAGCATTAATTTTTACTACTTCAAGACTATGTTCTATATTTAATTTTCCAATAACTATTTCAATAGCATCTTCAACAGAAATTCCTGAATTTAATAATCCAGTATACATACCACAAACATAACTAGAATCTTTTAATCCTCTCATAAATTCTTCATTGTCTAATTGTATTGTATTTTCTGCTAAGTTTGAAGTATTTATCTCTAATGGTTCAAAGAATAAAATCACATCAGATGATTGAGTAGGGGATGTAGACAATGAATCTGTTTCTGTTTTTATTTTTGAATTAATTTTACATTCTTTTTCTTTCATATTTTTTCTCCTTAAATTAAATAGTCAATTACTTTTAAATCATCTTTCAATGCTTCACTTCCCCAAAAATACCAATCATATTTCATTTTCTTAATTTCTTCTAATCTATCATCAGAAATATTTGTATTTTCAGTGACTATTTCTTTTAATTTATTCCACATTGTTTTAGTTTCTTCCATATCATCAATCATTTCTTGATGTTTACCAAATGTTCCTGAAATAATACTATGAACCATAATTCTAGAATCAGGTAATGCTCTACGTTCACTTCCACATGTTAATATCCAAAATCCACCAGAAAATGCAGTAGTATGAACAGTAGTGATTATATTATATCCATCATTAATCATACTCTTAATTTTAGAGCATAACGCAATTGTTGAATACGCATCACCACCATATGTATCTAAAACTATTTCTATTGGTTCTTTAGTATTATTCTTTTTATCAATTGCCTTAATTCTATCTAACCAATATATTACTTTGAAGATAGAATCTCTGTCTATCTCTTCACAAATATAGATACGACGATCTCTAATTGCAGAATTAATTTTCATTTCTTCTATTACTTTATCATTTGGTATTAAATATTCCATATTTATATTACCTTTCGGTTAATATTTTACCAACTTAACTAAATTTACTTCCTACCACTAACAACCACAATAGGTAATTCCCATTCTTCATCTTTCTCATCATTATCTTCTTCCACAATTTCACCGTCATCATTCACAATATTCTTAATCCCACCACTTTTACACCAACAACTATACTTACTATTCAATTTCTCAATATCATCTGCATCAATCACAAAGCAGCTAAATTCTTTGTTAAACTTTACTATATCTTCAATATCATCTATAATATCACCAATTCTACTTTCTAATACAAATAATACCTTATCTTTTCTATCCCATTTCTTTGTATTAATTCTTATAATAGGAATCCCATTAATATCATCTACAATACTTACATCACCCAAACCTTTTTGAATAAGATTTAAATCACTCATTTTACGATAACTATTAGCAATGCCATCAATGGCAAAATAAGCACTCATATTTATTTTACCTCAATTCACTATTATTTTAATATATTTAATTTATTTAATTTAGCTAAATAAATATTTCAACCAACAAACTACTTATCTAAAAATTCCTTCGCTTTCTCAGTAACAATATTTTCTATTTCTTTAATTACTTTTGCTTTTGTATCAGATACTTTTGCTTCAACATAACTTCTTATCATAGTTTCATCAATAGGAAGTTTCTTACTTTTAAAAATTTCTGCAATAGTATTGACAGCACTTTCTTTTTTCATATAGTTTGACATATCAGAGAATTCTTGATTAATTGCTTTTATTACATTTTCAATAATAGTTTCTTTTAATTTATTTTGTTCTGTGGAAGTTTGAATATTAATTAAATCTTTCTTACTATTAATAAAAGTAACTATTGCTTTACCTATCCAAGCTATAAATGCTGAAATTATAGTAGCTACTACTAATGCTAATTGAGTATAAATATCTTCCATAATAACATCTCTCCTTTATATTATTAATCTATTATCTATTAACTTATTAATCTATTATTTTAATTTTTACTGTACATCAAAACTAACACCCATTTTTCTTAAAATTTGAAATAAATATTCACATAAATCATAGTCTTTAATATCTCTTGATTTTTTGTGTTCAATTGTAAAAATTTCCATTATTAATTTCATAAATGTTAATCTTTGTCCAGTGACAATGTGGAATTTATTTAATTCTTTTGGGTCTAACTCATTAAGTTTTACACCTTTCATTTCTTTAATTTTGATAAATTCTGGTTCAATTTCATTAAAGAATTTATCAATTATTTCAGTTGATATGGTTATGTTCATAATTTATTTTTACCCCTTTGTTTTTATTTATTAAATTTTACTTAATTATAGTATTAATCACATCTGTAATACCTAAATCATCATTAATAATAAAACTCTGATTTTTCTTTTCGGATTGAATATATCCACTATCATTAGACCATCTACTCCAAGAAGATACTGTAGGCAATCTCATAATCTCTAAATATCCTTGTTTTTCATAGATCATAGATTGGTGCAAATGGGCCAATATACAAATTATATGTTCTGATTGACTCCACATATCTTTTGCTTCCGTAGTTATAATCTTCAATGCATCTTTAATTTTCATATCATGAGATAAACATAATAATGTTTTACCTATTCTACAATATTTACGAGGTAGGGGAGAGGAATCAATTTTAATATTATCATCATTCTTATACCAAGCATTTATTGTTTGCATTATTCCAAACATAGTATGTAAATCATGATTAGATGGTACATATTGAACATCAACTGGAGCAATTTCTGACAACATATCAATTCCATTAATAATTAATTGAGTTGCTTTTACTACAGTAGTAAACCATAATGCAGAATTATCTTGTGGTGTTAAACGAGTTGTAGTACCTGATAAATTATCCGCATTTATTGCATCATTGCCTACAACAAATAATACTTTTTCAAATTTTCTATGTTTTACTCTATTGATAATATCGTTTAAAGTATAATAATAAATTTGTTCTGCAATTTCTAAATTATATTCATTGCCAGTTGAATATGTATCAGAAAGTAAACCGTAGTGCAAATCCGCAATCGGAACAACTAAAGTATCACCATTTTGTTCATATTGTTTTGATATGATATCACATTTATTTTTATATTCTGTTTTAATATTAGCAAATAACTTATTAATATCTTCAATATTCCATTTATATTCTGTGACAGGTTTAACAGTAATTTTACTTGAATATAACGTCATGATTCCATCTTTCTTACTATAACTGTTCCATATATTATTTCTAGCAGATACTAACTGAAAAACTTTAGAATCATAACCATGTGATTTTAAAAGAAATTCAACATCTTTTGCATCATTTTCTGACATTTGAATTAATTTTTCACTAGTTTGCGTATTGTCTTTATTTAACTCTATAGTATTTTTGTAGTTTTTAGTTAATTCTGATTCTATGTTTTTATTTTCATCAATATTTTGTATCTGACTATCTATAATACTTTTCTTATGTTCATCAATAGTCATCTGTAATACAGTTAATGCTTTTCTAGCGTGATCTGAAGAAACTTGTTTATTATATAATAATTCATAAATTTCACATCTGTCTAAATCATGTAAATTTTTATTTATTATTAATCTTTCAGCATAATCTAAAAAAGATTCTTCTTTATTTCTTTTAATATCCATTAATTATCCTCCATAATGGAATTATTTAAAATTTCTTCTATATTATCAAAATCATAGTACCAAATTTCTAATAAATTTATATTATTATTCTTCGCATATTCTCTTTTTCTTTTATCATGCTCAACTTGCCTTTCAAAATCTTCATATGATCCATGAAAACCAGGAATATATCTTTCATGTTGTTCTCCTTGATATTCTATAAGTAAATTGTATTTTGACAAATAAAAATCATATGATAAATTACCACCTCTAACACCTATAAGCATTTCAAATTCTTTTTGTGGTTCAAATAATATATTATCATTTATTAATTTTTTACTAATTCTTTTTTCTCCTTTAGATTGATTACATATTGAACAACCTCTTCCTTGATTTCTACCATTTATACTGGCATACCATTCTCTTTTACATTCACTACATTTCCACCAAACATGTTGATTACTAAAAGGAGCAATATCAAAAGGAGTTAAATCACCATTTTTATTATAATTCCATTCTATTGCTAATTCTGGATTTTTGGTTGCTAGACAATTAGATATCCCTATTTGTCTTCCAACACATGCTGAACAACCTTGTCCTGAAATAATATTTCCCCAATTGCTTTTAAAATTTTCTCCACAATCTTCCTTTAAACATTTCCATTTAAGAAGTTTATTACTTCCGTTATATTTATCACTAACCAATTCAAATTGTTTACTATTTAAATTACACCAAAGTTTTATATTTTGAATTGTATATGGATTTGATTTATGAAATTTTTCTGGTATGCAACCTCTGTGTAATACCATCCATGATGAATAAAACATATATCCATCTTTACATGTTAATATTAATGGTTTATTACTACCTTCAAAAACTTTGGTTAATAATATAAAAGTATTATTATTTAATTTTAACCAATTTTTAATATTTTCTATAGTATAAATATTAGATTTATGAAATCTTTCTGGTAAAAATCCATTTAATAAACTATTTAATGATATAAAATATAAATAACCTTCTTTATCGATCAATTTTAATTTAGTTATATTATTTTTATAACTATCACTAAGTAAAATAAATCCTAAATTATAAGTATATTGTTTTGCAAAATCAAGTGAATATTTTTTATTCAATTTTATTATCATCTCCTTTATTTTAATTATCTTATAAAATAAAAAAGATGACAGAGACACATTCCGTCATCAACTCCACACAGAGAAACAGTCTGAAGGAGTAAATTTATATTATCAATCTAAATATCCTGTGCAATATCTGCCAAAGGACTTCTATAAATATTCTTTAATTTTACACAAGAGAAATATTTAGTACCTTTAAATACATCAATAACTCTTTGCATACCATTTTCTCTACAATATCTAATATCTTGTTGTTCCAACATATCTCCTTCAATAATAATCTTACAACCTTCTTTTGCTCTTTGAATAATTGTCCTCATAGTATAAGAATCAGTATTTTGTGCTTCAGTAACATACAAACAATCATTCTCAGATATTTCAATACCTCTAATATCACTAGTAGGAACTATCATTAATTTACCATTATTAATTAATGTTTCTACTAATGTCATATCACCAAATTTACTTGATAATATGCCACCAATACTATTTTGGAGCAATTTCTCTGTTCTACTGCCACTATAAAATCCAAGTTGTTCATTGTTCCTTAATTTAGCAGGATTAAATATGATAATACATTTACCTATTTTACCTATATGTATATTTTGCATTATCCAAGATAGAGATATCATAGTTTTCGCACTTCCTGCCTTACCAAATAGTAAAGTTAAGTCATCATTTATCAAAGAATCCATTGCTAACATTTGATATTCATCTCTTGGTTTAAAATCAGGAAAATAAATTGATTTAAATGCTTTAGGTTTTAATTGCAAAAATCCTTTACCTTCAACATATCTCTGTTTATCAACAACATTACCATTTATATCTCTAATAATCAAAAACTCATTATTTAATAAATCATATTTATTTATAGAATATTGATAATGATTTGCCAATTCTTCATCTTCTGAAATAATAACTTCTTTATATCCATTATATTTTCCATCATTTCCATTTACATCACCATCAAATTTATCACATCTAATACCTAATAATCTACATTTTTGCCTAAATAGCAGATCATTACTCAAACCATAAATTTCAATTCCATTTTCTTTTCCAAATTCTTCATTACTAAAATATAAATTATTAAGAACACCAATAATCTTATTATCCATTGATAATTTATCAAAACTTAAAGGTAAAGTATATTCAAAATTATTTTCTCTAACCACATATTCAATTTTATCTTGATTTGCTTCTATATCTCTACTTGCTTGTCTTGCTTTATATTTTTTACTTTCATCAAATGACATTTTATGATTATCTAATTCGTTTAAGACATATCCACAAATTATAAATTTTACATTAGGATGTTCTTTGTATTTATTGAAAAGTTGAGAGGAGTGGGACATTAGGACGTTTGTATCACAAAAAACTTTAAGTGTTTTTCGTTCATCTTGCATAAAATTCATTCCTTTTCAGAAAATTTTTGTTGCTCACTTGTTATTTAATTTAATTTATTAACTATTAAATAACATCATTCTTCTTATACATTTCTCTATCAATTCTGTCCTTCATGTAATCGGGAACCATTGGTTTTTTCCTTCTTGATTTTTTCTTACCACAAATGGTAGACAAGTCAGGGTACTTTCCCCTTTCCATTTTTAATATTTTTTTAGAGATTAACCATTCTTTTTCTTTTTGACTGATTTGTTTCAATGTTTAAATTAATTCTCCTTTTGTAATTTTTTTTTTGTTTTTTGTTTTTGGTTGTTTGTTATTATTTAATTAAGATTAAAATTAGATAAACAAAGAAGAGAGTAGGATGTTAAATCCAAACTCTCTTCTGCATAAATCAGTTCCTACTTTATCAATACTATTCAATAGTAATAGGTAAGGACTCTCCTTTTATATTCATACATAATAATATTAAAATTATTTTTTAAAACTATTATTAATTAAAGGTTTATAAATGATTTCTATTTATTCTTAATTTTATCATAGTATTTTTTATTATATTCTATTCTATTTTTATTCCATATTTCTCTAGCACAAATCTTACAATATTTATGTAGATTATTAGTACAAATAAAAGGAGATTCACAATTTAAGCAATAAGCAATATTATGTCCTATGTATTTTAAATATTCTAATATAAAATTATCAAAGTTTTTAATAATAATTTCTGGTTCACTAATTTCATCTACAAAATTAACTTCTAATGTGCAAAATATAGTAAATCCAAAAAGTTTTGTTTCATGCAACTGATCTATAAATATATCTTTCCTTGTTTTATTACATGTTATTTTAGAACATATAAATAAATCTTTTAAATTATTAACATAATATCCTTGATTATCTATATTTTCTTTTTTCTTATATTTACTACTTGTATTCTTTGGAATATGTTTATTAATTTTACTTAAAACTAACGCAACAAATGATAATTTCTCTAAATCTAAATCATTTAATTCTTTTATTTTTTCAAGTTCTATTTTAGTTATAGGAATAGGAGGGATAATTACTAAAACATTTTTCTTTTGTACTCCAAAAGTTGTTGCTTTTATAATCATATCTAAATGTAAAACTTCATTATATCCAGTTAAATGTTCCTTGCAAAACTCTTTTAATTTTATTTTTATATCATTTGTTTTTAAATCTTTTTTCTTATTATAATATTTTGCCAATAATTTTAATTCCATTAAATATTTATCTTGTAAAAATCCTTTTTTCAACATATTTTCTGCATATTCTAATTCATTAAATATTATCATATATAACCTCCTGTAAACTATAACTATTCCCTAAATATTTAATATCACTTTTTTCGTCTAAAATAGGTAGATATACTTTTTCTTGTTTATTTTTTAATACATTAACTAAAACATCATTTTCAAATACATCCCATAAAAAATCTTTTTTATCTTTTGGATTTAATTCATACACAATTTCAACAACATAATTAATAATTTCAGCAGTATTTGAACAGAATTTATACGCATCTTTTCTTATTTGATGATAAAACATTTTTAATTCATCATAAGATTCTTTATTAAATTTTCCTTCCTTTTCTTTAGATTTAACTTGTATAGAAGTTTTAGAATGTAATTTCTTTTTTTCACAAAATATTTTATACAAATCTAAAATATTATTGAATATTTCTTCATTTTTTGGTATAGAATCATCTTTAAGAATTTTAACATATTTGCTATAATCAACATTTACTTTTAAAATATCTTTAATATTAAATCCTACAGACTCCATGTAAAGACATAGCTTATTCATCACGCAGGGAGAAGTATTTAAAGGCATATTTTTATAATGAAATTTAAAAAAGTCATTTTCCTGTTTAGTTTTGTTTCTTTTATTTTTTAATTCGTTTAATGTACATTTGAAAGTTAATTTACAATATAATTCTGCTTTTTCCATAAATTTTTTATGTTTGCTTTTATATTTAGGATAAATATATCCTTGGAAATAAGGTTTCTTATGTATTACTATCTTATTTAAAAATTTTTTAATTTTAATTTCTTCTAATGTATCTGCTTTATGTATTAACTCACCTTTATCATTATACTCATCTTTATAATGAATAACTTGATACTTAATCCATTCTTTAGGGAAATCTTCAACTTCAATACCTTTTGCTTTATCAATTGCATTTCCTTGTAGCATTCTAGTTATTTTTAATCTTTCTAAAATTGTATTATGTGTTTTAGATTTTTTATGATACTGTGCTAACATAGCATACATATCAGTTGAATAATTAGTAATTATACCAATATCATTACTAAAACTTAATAAATCTGCTTGAAATAATGCATCATCTGTAATTATAGCAATTGGTGTTGTTTTTTTATCATACGTTATAGGTAACATATCTTTATAGACACCTCTTAAAAACACTGGGCTACTAGTAGTAAATACCAAATCTAGATCGAAATCACTATCAGCATGTCTAATTGTATCTACACCTTTTGTTGGATAAATAATACCACTAGTTTGATATTCATACCATTTATTAACTATTTCATTATCTTGTAAATTCAATATATTATGTTCTGAATAATGAGTTAAAGGACTTCTACATGCATCTACTATATTTATTTTTTTATTATTCCAATAGGCAGAATAATGTTCTCCTTCTTTTAATAATCCAGTGCATTTTTCAGACTCTTCACCAAATATACTCTGACATAAACTATAAGGGTCTGCAATCATCGTTTGATAATTACCTTCAACAAGTATTTTACCTGCGTATGTTTGTTTTATTCTCTTTCTAATACTACTATTTATTCTATTTTGTATGTATGGATCATTTGCTAATTCATTATTAAGCAGAATTGCTTTTACTATAGGATTAATAATATCATCAATATTATTAACTGTTTTTATACCTTTACCTAATAAATAAAGAGCAGTTTTAATAGAATCTCCACCAAGAATATCATTAAACCAATCAATATTAAATTTACATAATTCTTTAATATCATCATCATTCATATCTAATGTTTGAAGATATTGATAATTCGTTAACGCATAATGTTCATCATTTTTAGGTGGAACACGACATATACCCCAAGACAAATTATTGTCCTTGCATTTTTGTGTAAAATCTTCTAAAGATTTATAATTATCCCAAAGTTTAACTTGGCTAGTTGTTAGAAAAATATCATAATTTTTTGCATCTCTTTTTTCTCCCCATGCATCAATAAATTCAGAAGTATGTGAAACATCTTCTATAAAATCATTTACTGGAAATGTTATCAACATTCCTTTTACATATGAATTCCTAATTCCCCAAAATCCAGGAGTATAATCTTCAATATCTAAATCTTTACACCATTGTTCTGAACCATTAATAGTTATTATGCCCTCCCCGTCGTGAGGTTTTAATTCTATAGGATGATTTTCAATTATTTCTACCCATGATTTTCCTTCTTCTTGACGTATAAAATCAACTGTTCTCTTGATATTAATTTTTAAATCTTTAACTACACAAAATCTTAAATCTCTAACTTTAATTGTGTTACTACTATAAAGTCCGAAATAAGCATTAAATTTATTGGGTGACATCTTCTTTTCTTTATCATATCCATTTTCTAATTTTGGTCTAATTTTATTTAAAGTTTCTTCTTCCACAAATAAAACCTTGCTATTGCGTGCATGCCCACTACCACACACAAATCTACGAAACACCTTGTTATTAACCTTTACAGTATCTAAATACATTTTATTATATTGACTTTTAGATTCAATATTAATAGAAATTACTTCAGGAACAAATAAAATATTATCTATTTGCTCCTGAATACTATTTAGTTTTTCAATATTTTCATCAGAAGAAGGTTTAGATTTAATTAACTTTTTCCTTTTTGATAATTTACTTAATTCATCTAAATCTATATTTTTATATTCTCTAATCTGTCTAAGCAATTCACTATCTCCTAAAGCAATTAATTCTTTATTTTTTCTTGCTTGTTCAATAGTTAATTGAATATCATATTTATATTCTTTTAATCTTGTTGATCTTAATCTAAAAACATGAAATTGTTGTTGTTTTACCAAATTAAATTCTCCTTCCTATATAATATTGTAAACATTATATATATTAAACTTATCTAATGTCTCGATAAAATCTTTAATTAACCAAGGTTGTTTCTTACCATCTTGAATGGTAAAATCTACATTTAATTTAATATTTAAAGTTTCATTAAGATATTTTTCTACTAAATATATTATAGGATATAAAGTTTTATATATTTCATTATTAATATTTTCATCTGTAAATTTAATAGGTGAGTATACTTTATCTTTGTATAATTCTGGCAATTCTTTTAAATAATTATATTTTACGTCAGACAAAGTATCTAATATATTATTTAATTTATTTGTTGCATTTACAAAATCATATCTTAATAATGGTTTACTATTTTCAATATTTCTAAAAGATAAATTTATTTCAGAATTACTAAACATTATTGGAAATTCATATTTTACTTCATATCCTCTATTATTAGTTATTTTATAAGAATCATTAGTTTCATACATATAAACATTATTTTCTAAACATAAACTTATTACAATTAATTTACAATTGCCTTTATATTGTTTAAATCCATTATAATAATAATTTTTTTCTATAGGATTTATTTCATGTAAATATTTTCTTGTCCCATGTATAATAAATTCAATGCCTCTATAATCTTTAAAATATAATAAATTACATTTGTCATCTAAAATATAATTATTTTTATACTCAATAATTTTATCTGTATTATTATCAAAAAACTTTGTTATTTTATTAAGAATTAATTTAAAATCATTGCGTTCTTTATTTATTTCTTTTATTAAATGTTTCTGTTTTTCTCTTTCTATTTTTTGTATTCTTATTTTTTCTGAAATTGATTTTTTCTTATATCTTATAATACCTTTATTTATTGCATTTGTAATAAATCTAACTATATCAGATTCGTTATTGTTATCTAATATATCTATCACTAAATTATTATATTTATTATACATATCTTCAATACGATCTTTCCAAATATAAATTGATGCACAACTATCATGCCAATATTCTTTTAATGATATACTGTATAAATAACTATTTTCAATATTATTTTTACTAATACTTAAATATAACCCATCTATATATTTATTTTTATTTTCAATCAAAGAACATAGTCTATTTGCTATATTATAATATGGTGCTAAGTTATTTATTTTTATCATCATATCTTTTATCAATGTAGTAAATTCATCTTTTACATATTTATAAATTTCAAATTGTTTTTCTTTTAAATATGTATTTTTAATTAATATTGCATTATATTTAATATTCTTATATTTTCTACCTAATTTTATTTTTTCCAAAGAAAAATATTTATTATCATTAAATAATTCCGATGCTAATTTTTCAAATAAATCAACTTTATAATTAACATAATCTTCATAAATAGGAGTACACTTTTTATTTGATAATATTTCAAAAATTAAATTCTTATCTTCTGATTCAGAGTAATCAATAAAATCTGTAATACTTTCAATATCTATTTTATCCTTCTTATAATTAATTATCTCTTCCCAAAACCAATCTAATTTTTGAATCCTTTCTTTTAATCTATTACTAATATCATTATTCTTAAATAGATTTTCTTTATGTCTACCAACTGTTTCATAATATAAATCACCTTTCTTAACATTAAAGCACTTACCATCATAAAACAACGCATTAAACACAGGTAATTTATCCTTACTCATTAACTTCTTAATATCAATCTCAACCACAATATTCTTTAACTCTAACCATATGTCTATGTAATCTTTTAACTTCTTCTCATTGCTAAATTTCATTTCAAAATAAATCACATTGCCACATTCAGTTTTAATAGTTACATCTGGTCTATATATTCTATCTCCAACAGTATAAGATTGCTCAACTAATATTTCTTTGCAAACATATTCTCTTTCTTTATCAGATACTACTCTAAATTTATCTCCTGATTCTAAGAATTTATGTTTGAACCACCAGTGGATCATACTTTCACTCGTACACTTACTTGCATCTATATGTGCAAAATGAGCAGTTATTAATTTTGAATTTGTTGCTTTTGGTATTACTTCTGATCCACATAAAGGACAATAATACTTTCCCTTATTATTTTTTACTTCAATCTCATTAATAGTGACAATATCATTATTTGTATTTTTGGCAAACCATAAATTAATGTTGCTATTTAACAATAATATTTTCCTCCTTTTAAATATATATTTTAATTTTATCTATTAGTACAAAAGATATTTCACCCTTGTACTAATCCCAATCCATTCAATTAACTAAAAATCATCTAACAATCCATCATATAATCATTAAACCCCTCATAAACTTCTTCTTTCCCAATCCCATAAACACTCTCACACTTTTGTATAATTCCACCTTGTATCCATTCAAAAACATTTCTACTCTCAAACTTACCGTCAATATAAAATGGTTTGCTACCTTTAAATTCTAACATCATACTAATACTCTCATTTCTAACTCCATGACCTTTAATCAAATAATTATATTGTGGGAAACTAACTTCTAACCACAATTCACATCTTAATTCATCTTTAAAACATCTCATATTGTCATCTATGTATTCTACATACTCTGCCTTAACTTTTATATTTTTAGATGTTTCTATTCCAAAAGTATCTACTGCAAATTTATGTAATTTTTCCTCCATATAGGATTCAATTTCTTCTAAATCATATTCAGATATAATGAAACTTTTATCAATTTTCATATTGATTTCTCCTTTTATATTTTTATTTTTATTTATAATTATACTCTACATAATTCATTTATTTCTTTAACAATTTCTTCTCTTGTCATTTTAACTTTATCAAGCAAATATTCAATTAATGTTCCGTCATCTACTAAATCACCTAAACAATAATCACAGCCTGCTAAACTATAATCACCTTCAGGATCTTCTCCATATTTTTCTAAAAAATCATCTCCGCATTCATCAAATTTTCTACCACAACTACAAATATAATAAGTTCCACAATCACAAAAAGTTTCTCCACAATGATCACATACTAAAAAATCCACACCCATAATATTATTTCTCCTTTTTAATTTGTTTTATTATATTTTTATCCTATCTCCCATTACCAAACCAATTCTTCACAATATCTTCTCTATCCTCTTTATTTTCCATACTAAAATATTTCTTGCATTCCCTACAACAAAACTCATTCCCATTATGGTCTCTAGTTATATTCTTTCTATCACTTTTATCAATATCATCTAAATTCTTTAAACATTTAGCACAATATCCTGTGGTTATGTTTACGTCTATGTATTGTCTTGATTTATTAACACTCAATATATTCTCATTAATCCTTTCATCATTAATTTTATTTTGCATCATCAACAATTTCTACTCCTAACTTTTCTAAATCATCAATATTAAAACAACAGTCAATTTCAATATCAATCCATTCATCCACTAAATTAAACAACACACTCTCTATTTCTTTATCTCCAACATAATAAACAAACAAATGTTTATCATCATAATCTTTTATTAAATTTCCATTATTCTCATATTCAATTTTACAACCATTCATAATTTTTATTTCTATATAATTTCTTGTAGAATAACACAAATTAAATAATGTATTTGATAAATTAATTAATCTAGATTCTCTAATAGGGGAAGGGATGAGTATTTCATAATCTCCATTATCTTTTTCATATATTAACTTACCACTATATGCAATTTTTGATTTTATAATTGGAGCAAAATCTGTTCTTATTTTATCTTTTTGTGATTGTGATGGATGTATTATTTTAGGGATTGATTTATTTGTGTTTTCTGTATTTTGATTACTCATAATAAATTTCCTTCTTTCTAATTTTATTTTTTATTTTTTATTTTGTTTTTCCTTTTGCTTAACTAATTCTAAAAATAATTTCTCATCTTTAATAACCAAATAATTTCTACCTTTTCTCTTTGAATTAAAAACTAAATAATTATCATTTTGTTTTTTAAACATAATATAAAAATCTCCTTAATTAAAATATCATTTTCTCGCTTAAAATCAATCAAATTAGCGATTAAAATCTTCAAACGTAAACTTACACATGAAATTTGGATTTACCTTAAAATAAGTTAAATTTCTACATCTAAAAACATCAATAAACCATTAATATTACTATGTTTATAAGCATTTTTGATATTCAATAAATACAATCTACTCTAAACCATTGTTATTCTTATGTTTATAGCACATTAATGGAATATTAATTTAGTAGGGTAGATGTACGATTTTTTCGTGAAAATTATGTATAATAAAATTATTAAAATTTATATTTACAATCTGTAAAATTATCTTAAAAATTAATCTCCTTTTTATTATTTTTCTTATTGATATTATTATTTCTATTTTTATCTTTCAACATCTTTTTATGTTCCTTTAATTGATCAACTTTCCCTTTAATCATAAATTTTAATTCAGAGTGTAAATCATCAATATGTTTCTCGTTAATTAAATAGCAACATTCTAAATCTCCTTCTTGTAATAAAGTTAAATTTATATTTTTCTTTTCTAATGCTGAAAAAATAATATTGAAACTTTGATTAGAAGGGAAGTAGATAGCAAGATTGTTTTTATCATACCTATATATTTCCGTATGATATTTGCCTTTTAAATATGTATTTTTCTTGTTTGTATGTTTGTCTATTATTGGTGTAAGTGATAGTAGATCTGATTCATAGAATAGAGTATAGATGCCTAAATATTTGTTGATGGGAAGTACACCTCCTTTCTTTATAGATTTTGTTGTTTTGTTATTAATTGATTAAACTATGTAATTAATTTTCCTTCCCTACTATTTGTATTATAGCACAGTAGGGAAGAGTATGTCAACAATTATATTTACAATTTGTTAGATTTGTTTTAAGTATTAATTAATTTATTAAAATACTTATGTCTTAAAATTAAATAATCTTTAATTTTATCATTTAACTCTATTGTAGAGTATGGTCTGGTAATTGCTACATAAATTATATTAATTTCTTCTTCATATTTTTTAATATCAAATTTACTATCTTTTTCTATGTATTTCTTTCTAAAAATATTAGATAGATCAAGAATATCATCTGATATGTAAACAGGCAGGTGATAAGTTGCGCCTTTCGCTCTATGACATGTAGAAAATATAATGTTAGCCTTACTTTTATCTGTAACTGCATTATTCTGAATACCATCAACTATATCTACTATAATAGAACCATATTTATCTACCATTCTAATCAAAGAGAGTAATTCAATATCATTTGTATCTTCTGCATATTCTCTCATACTATAAAAATTCTTAAATTTAGAAAATAACTTATTTTTTGTAGGATGTCCTTTACTGTAAAAATAGCAGTCCCTTAAATTGGAAAAATTATAAGATTTAAAACCACCCTCGAAGAAAAACTTCTTATTTTTATCTTGACTTAATGCATCTGCTATTTCAGCAAAAATATAAGCATTAGTCCTACATAAACAAACATAAGGTTTTGATTTATCAATTTTATCTACAATAGTTTGTTTAGTATTAAATCCTTTCATATTAATATCTTCACCAATAAAATCAGATATAAGTAAATTTGCTATATTAGCAATATTCTGACTAACTCTAAATGAAGTAGTAAGTTTATATTCTTTACCTTCAAACAATGGCATAATATTAACTGAACTACGCCAATTGTAAATACTTTGAAATTTATCCCCTACCAAAACTATACCTTTAACATTTGATGATTTTAATACGTCTAATGTTAATTTAGATAAATCCTGACAATTGTGTACTACTATTCCTGAAGGACTAACGCCACTTTTATTATCATATCTTGATCTTGTAGTTACAAAATTATGATTATCTTTAACTTCAATATCATAAACATCTTCTTTATGTATTTTATTAATAGATTTTATATAATTCCCACCATGATTTAAATATTTATTGTTATATGTATTTACATTATTAGAAATATCAATATATGATTTATATTGCATACTTGGATGCATATGTTTATGTATTAAATTAATGAATTTATCACTGTTTTCTTTATTTGCTCTTAATAAATAATATTTACCTTTAGTAAATCCAATATTGAATTCAATATTATATTTATCTAATAATATATTGCGCATATACTCAGTTTGTTCATAAGTTAGTTGATTAGAATTAATTGTGCAATATCTACCATTATTATAACTTCCATCATCTTGATACCATATTGCTAATCCTATTTCATTTATATCATTCATTAATTCCCATATGTCTTTTTCTAATAAAAATACTTTTGTAGGATTTGATTGACAAATAGATAATTCATGTGTATATCCACTTTCAATTAAATGATAATCCAAACCAAATGCAATAGTTTTTGATTTTAAATATTCTACTTGTTTTATACCTTGAGTAAAATTTAATCTGTGTGTATTAAATTTACTCATTTTAGATAAACTACCATCGCCTAAAAATGAACCTAGTATAATTTGAATTTGATCATTATTAGGTTTGAATTTAGTTTTTTGATTTTCTACACTATCTAAAATTAATGAATCTTTACCAATAACTAAATTTTTTGCTTTTACATATCCTCTTTGAGTTAATACTTTATGATTTTCAGTACATTGTAATTTAGTTAAACCTTCTGTGACAATCTCTAACAATTGTCTATTTTCTGATTTCTTTGCACCTATAATATCTTTGTATTCAAAAGTATCAGTTTTAATATTATAACTTAATGTTTTAGGTAATTCTTTACCTTGAATATACCAATCATATAATTTATTAATAGATATTATTCCTTGATCTGTTTTTACTAATTGAGATTTAGGTAAACACTCATCTACCATTATAATGTCATATTTGTTTTCAAGAGAAGTCTTTGAAAGATGGAACATTTTAAGATAAAAGTCATGCTCTATCTTAATATTATTTTTATATTCCTTTTTTAATTCCCAAAGAATATTACATTTATTTATAATTTTTTCTCTTTCCTCAGTTGTATCACCATTAATATCTCTGAATAAATTAATTTCATTGAATTCATTTTTATCAGACAACATAAAAACTTTCATCATTGCATCAATTTTTGTTGCTAATTCCATTTCTTTATTCCAGTTTAAATTTAAATCTTTAATTACATCAACTATTCCATAATTCAATGTTAATTTATTTTTGTAAAATTTACCAACAAAGCCATATGCCAACCCATGTTGAGTTTTCACCGTAACAAATGGTAGTTTTTTATACATTAGATCAGCGGAGTCCTTCATGCTCTTATTATACACAACATACAATATTTTCTTAAACGGTCTATTCTTAGCATAATAATACAAGGAATGGGACTTACTGGCTCCTGCCAGGGCAGCAATTTTAATACGATCTTCCTCTGCAAATATAATATCCTTCTGTTCCTGTGTTAAATAATAACCTTCCTCAGACATATAATCTGATAACTCAATTTTCACATCATCAAATTTTTTCTCATAATATTCCCTTCTCAAAATATCCAAATCATTTTCATTATAAAAATTAATTTTATCCTTCATCATATAATTAAATTTTAATTCACATCCGTCACCTTTGCCAAAAGGATGGGAGTAAAATTGTTTAATTGCACCAAAATTTCTAGTTAATATCTCTTTACAAACTGGACAAGTATATGTATCTTCTTTAATAGATTCGATAATATCTACTAATTTACCATATTGATTAAATGCTTTATTCATAATTTATAATTATATCTCCTTTTTATTATTATTCTTTTGTGTTATACTCCTATTTAAATTAGATTTAGTTTTATTTGTAAATATTAATCCCTGCCTTTCAACTTCAAATTTTACTTGTTTATTAAAATTATTTTCATCATCATATAAACCAATAAATGTACTACAATAATGTTTTTCTTCTGTTAAATAATTATTATTATATCTAATCAAATTTAAATCATCTTGAAGTATCCTATTATATTTTTGTATTGTTTTTGAATCATTAACTAACTTCTTTAATTTACCTTGTGTCAAATAACCAAATTTCGCTTCATTATTTATCACTCTCATGCAAGCAATAAAATATCTAATCAAATTATTTTTACTAAGGTTAGAACCTTGTAAATTTTTAAATATTTTATCAATATCTATATTTTTAACCATGAAATAATTATCTTCAGGAGGAGGTGTTAACTCTATGTAAAATACTTTATTTTTATTAGTTATACTACTCAATTCAATAGTATTATAATGCAAATCATAATAACTAAGTATAATTTCTTTATTTTCTAGTAAATAGAGGATATTTTTAATGTCATTAACTATTTTCTTATTAGTATTACTATCTATGTACATATAATTACAAAGCATTTCCAAACTACATAAACTAACTGATTGATAATATGTATAGTTTCTATATAATAAGGAAAGAGTGGTTAATTCCTTATTTGATATACTTAAATTATCATACCAACTATTAGGTAATTTAATAAAACTTTCTTTTAAATTGCTATTCATAATTTAATTAACTCCTTAAATATTTAATTTATCATATTTTCCTTTCAATTCTAAAATATCATTCAATGCGTTATTAAATTCTTCTGTTTCAACAAATGAATATTTAACTATCTTAGGATTAGATTCATCATAAAATTTATAATAGTTAAATCCTAAAAATGATAATGCCTCTGCTAAATACTTTTTATAAATTACACGATAATTCATATGTATCAACCATCCTTTAAAATAAATAAAATTTTATGCATCACTGTTTTGGTGTTAAAATCTTAGGTTTTAGAAGAAAGTAACACCATATTGGGGATGCAATACAAAGATATTAACACCAAAATTACATACACATCCGAGTGAATAAATATATAAATAAGAATAAATATTAAAATAATTATAAAGATATATTCCTAATTGCTTTTGCAATTTAAAAAATAAAATTAATTATATTTACAATTTACACAATCAATAAAAATCACCTCCATAAAATTTATAGTTTATTTATCCTTATTATACATAATAAAAATATACTTGTCAAGATAAAAATTATATTTACAATCTACCACACACTTAAAATTTCTCATTTTCCTTCTTAACCACATTATACACTATCACAATTCATATGTCAACACAATTATATTTATATTTGTAAGATTTTTATCTATTAAATTTAACTTAGAAAACATAAAAATACACCACTAATAAATAATGATGTATTAATTATCATCTATTAATCTATCTTACACCAATCTGATAATTATTAATTTTCTTTTTAATATTATCTTCCCTTGCATGACAGTATATGCCAGTTGTGGATATTGATGAATGTCCGAGTTGATTCTGCAATTCTGGTAAAGTAAACACTTCATTTTCTATCATACTAGAAGCATATGAATGTCTACAAGAATGAGGTCTAACTTTATCTTCATCTATACCATAACTATTAAATATATAATTAACTGTATCCTTATTTAACTTCTCACTTCTCTCAGTTAAAAATATATATTGACTACTAGCAAATTTATGTTTTTCTCTAATCTTCAAATAATCCTTTATAACTTTTATTGCAATATCATTTAGATATACTGTTCTTTCTTTATCACATTTTCCAATTAACTTTAATTTTCTATTAACTAAATCTAAATTCCTCAATTTTAAATTTGTTATTTCTTCTCTTCTAATACCTGTATTAGCAATCAGAAAAACAATAGCAATATTTCTTACTCTATGCAAACTATACTTATTATTCACTTTATCTAAGAATTCAGATACTTGTGATTCTGTTACATCAGTAGGATTACCTT